TTTGCTGCATTTACTGATATTTCATTAGGTATTGCAAGGGCTGACGAATGGGGCACAAGTAAATTATCAGCAGGATTTGGATCCTTTCTCGGTGGCCAAATGGACGTAGACGCGGCCGAATGGGTAAAGACCTTAAATATGGGAGTAAATGCAGCAAAATGGGCATTAATAGGAGCTGCAATAGGAATCCCAGGCGGCCCAATAGGAATGGTGGCCGGAGGATTAATTGGGGCGGCCATTGGCACCTTTCTCGGTTCTTTTGGTGGCGAATATATCGCAAAAAAACTTGATGCTATTGGAAATACCCTATCCGAATTCGCCAATGCAATAGGAGACTGGTTTGGAGAAGTAAATGATGACATAGTAAATACAGTACGAGGTTGGGGGTGGACAAGTTTTGGCGAAACAATGGACGAGGGAGATATTCAGAAAATTTTAGAAAGAATCCAATGGGGGCCCGATGCCAACTTAGACGGAGGCATAAAAATCCGAACTCAGAAACAACAAACCCTTAATGATTTTAACGAAGAAACATTCGGAGTTCCTTCTCTATGGGACACCAAAACACCAGAAGGGCGAGAAGGGATGTCATCATTTCTAATGGAAAAACATCCAGAAGAAAAAGAATTATATACTCCCAGGATGATTAAACTAAAAATGAACGACCCCGAAAAATATAATGCAATACAAAAAAACTTAAATGAACGCAATGAAGGGGAGGTAGCCAAACAAGAGCGAGACAGACAAATCTCAGCTTATATACAACAGGCACCAATAATATCCGAAATAGAAAAAACATCAGGACAAAAAGGCCTATTAAACGATTACTTTTCTGTATTAGACCCAATTCTCAGGCAAGAATTAACCTTAATGGGCCATGCCCCGGCGACTATGGCGAGAGATATACCCAGATCAGAGATTCCTATGCCAGGAGGAATGAACATCTTAATTGGCCAAGTTGGGGCGGCGGCCGGGCCCGCGCCCCAGGCCGCAGCGGCCGCTGGAGGACTTCCATTCGGCTCTACGGGAACAAAAGACCCACGATTAACCACCGCTTGGCGCGAAACGCTAATGAACGATCTTCTTGGGGGAGTTGGGTATAATACTGCATTTACAGGAAGAGCCCCGTAATAAAAAAGGGGGAAGAGCCAATTAAGGCCCTTCCCCCCAAGGGTCGTCTGGAATCCAGACGACTATTTACTACTGCTACTATGCCTCGTCGGCCAACTTACTAAAGTAAGAAAGATCATTATCATTATCATCATCACTACTAACGGCATCATCATTAACAGTAGGCAATGGAGCAGGAGTTCGTGTCGGGCGTTCGGTCTCCTCGTCAAATCCAAAAGCACTTGCGACAGATTCCGTATCAAGCTCCAGCCCAAGTACCTTTGTCAACCTGACATTCAGGTCATCATATGACTTGAAATTCTTCGGCTCAAGAAATTCCTGAAGCGAATATTCTTGCTTCCAAGTCTTCTCCAACTTATCATCATCATCAAACAATGGTCCCTGAGAATCAAACTCGGACGAATCATAGTTCCGAAACCCTGCAACCTGTCGGGCCCGGAGCTTGAAGTTTGCTCCTTCCCAAAGATCAAATGGATTGACCGGAGCATCATCATCATAAGTCGGGTTCATCTTATCATTAACCTTGTCAAAAATCTTCTTGCCAAACTTGAACAAAAAGACCTTGCCCTCATTTTCTGAATTGGAAGGATCACTCACAACATAGACATTGGAGTAATAGGAAAGGCGGCGCTTCTGCTTTCGCGCAACATCCTTGTTAGATTCAATTCCAGAATTCCACAACTTTGAATTGTGTTCCGAAACTGGATCCTTCTTTCCAAGAGTGGTCAACGAGTTCTCAATATACCAACCACCGGGACCTTGAAACCCGTGATCCCAAATGCGAACCCACGGAATATCTTCACCATCAGGAGCAGGAAGAAATCGCAAAACTGCATGGCCGTTACCGGCCTTATCAACAGTCAACTTCCATAGTCGATCATCACCACCGCTATTGTTTCCGTTCTTTTTCGTGCTAGTGTTTAGCTTTTCGATCTCCTGAGTCAACTTACTCAGGTCCGTCTTTCGTGCCTTCTTTAGTTTTTGAAATGACATATTCGTATATACCTCGCGTTTTATTTTTGTATTCGTATATCCATCGCGCACATCTTACGCGACTTCATTAATATATAGCACAAAAGTTATTCTTCGCCAGAGGTTTTTTTCGCATGAGTTAAAATGGCATCCATCTTATTCATGTAATCACCGATCAATTCATGGGTAGATTCTATCTCAACCAGAGCAGCATTTACCGCAGCCTTCATTGATTCATTTTCTTTCTTTAGCTTTGCTACCTTCTTTCGGTTAGAGAAAATTTCCCAACACTGGTCACAACTCATACCACAAACTCCTTCATTAATATTTGTTTAAATTTCTTGTCGTCTATTCTCAAGAAAGGTCTATACCTCTGAGTGAAAGTAAAGATGTCAGGCCATACAATAGGGTCGTCTATCTCTTTATTCCATCTCTTGAAACACTCTAATAGTATATCAAATCCTATCAAAGTTTCAATAGCTATCTCTGAATTGGTATACAAATTTAACAGAATTGGATGTTGCCCGGCTGGGCACGAAAACAGACCATCAAACTTTCCGCTATAACCATCGCCAATCTTAGACACATCTTGCTGGAAGTTGTATGAAAGTGATTCTTGAAAAGACTTCCATTTAGTATACTTCTCTTCGGCCTTCACGCCAACTAGTTCACGAATCCATACCTTAGGATTATCTAATAGATTGCTCGCAAAGTAATTTTTTATCTCTTCATCCTTGCCGTCGAACTTTCGCGCAATCTTCTCGTAAAAGAATCGATCCTTTCTGGCATAGAACGTATCTGAGTTCACGCGAATTCTTCCATTGTATTTGAAATAATCATATGAACTATCCGAAAAATGTTGCTTGACGGCCAAGTATGTCTGATATACGCTTAGTGCATCCATTATCAATTATGAAACCCTGCACATCCAGAAGGATTGATCCACACACGGCCAATATATTCAAGCACCCGAGGGCCGAATCTATTAATTCCCCTGTAGTTTGACACTTCGGTTGGAGTATTCATAATAGAAGAATGCAATCCCAGAGCCAGTTCCTCGTCCTGACAGGCCGTAACCAAAGAATTCAAATAAGTCCTAATCGTGAATAAAATATCATTGTTCCTCAACTTCATAAAAGTCTGCCGCTCTGTACGAATAAAAATCTTCCATGCAATGTTATGCTCATCAAAATCTCCTATTTGCTTTCTTATAGGAGAAGGCCGATACAATTGCTCATCTGGTGTGAGCGTCCAGTTGAAACGCTCAACAGGAGACTCCATTTCAAGATCATCCAACTTCTTAGTTATTAGTTTATCGACAGAAGAATGCATCTGAGGAACAGGTCCATGAATCTCCTCCAATGGCTTTCCCATCTTTTCTTGTAGAGACCAATAAGAAGGAAAACAAACTGCGGCGGCTCTTAGAATCCAACCGTCGTCAGTACGGCGAAGAATACACAAGTCTTCCTGGACAGTACGGGCCAACTCCTCAAGCCCATACTTTCCTCCCCCTTCTTTCCACACCTCAATATTAGGACCCCCAAAATAATTACGATATAAAAATTTGGGATCATACGATCCTTTTTCAGGCTCAGTCTTGACCCTTTCAAAAAATTCATTATCATATCCCCAATCGTCCCAATTAGGGTTATTAGAAGAAATAGGAAAGTCATGCTCAAGGTCTGTAACGTGCCAAATCCCTAGATTTCGCATTTCTTCATGGGCCTTCAATGTCTTCTTTTTATTAAGATCCTGATAGACCACATCACGACAATTATCCAAAAGCCAATTCTTTTGATTCATATAAAAAGGCCAATACTTATCAATATCAAAAATCGACTCCGAAAGAGTATTTCCTAAATTTCTACGATGAGTCAATTTAATTGGAGTCATCCCAAAATCAAGTTGTCCCTTACCATCCTTGTAAGGAGTATACTTAGGAACATCAAGCCCAGAATAAGACTTGTCATCCCTACCAGTAAAGGCGTGTGAATTAGAAACTGATATATTTTTCATAGCGGAAGTCTACTAGACGCCCTCTCCATAAGATTTAATTCTTCGGCCTCAGCTTGTAACATTTGTTTGACAGTCTTACTACACAATTTGGCAGCATCTTCCACTTCAATTCCAGTATGCCCTGCACATATAACAATGGCGTCCATATACGAGACATCGGCCGTGGACACCTCTTTTTCGACCAAATTAGAAAAATCATTCTTTGACATTATCATAATATATTAATTCCT